AAACGATTTCGCGAGAGAAAAAGTAGCTGCTTGATTGCATGGTACCGATACAACCGATACTTCAAACAACTCAGCATCCTTAATCATTAATCCGTCAGTTTCTTTGATATAATCAGCATCCTTGACTCTGAAACCAACGGAAAAGGCTCCAAGAACACCGTCTTTTACTAGTTCACAGACTGCAGCAGGAGCAGATTTACTAATCTTTGCTTCTAACTCAAGTCCATTTTCTGTTACTCTAACTCCTGTAGCACGACCAATAGGTTTATCATAGTCATGATTAAATAAGATTACAGGGTTATTTTTAAAGTTCTCTAAACCACCTTTTTCCCAAGCTTCTTTAGAGATTACATCTCCAGCTCGGTCAGAGTGATTGGTACTTGCCATGCCTCGTATCATTACGCTACCATCATCATTCTCATGAGATTTGAACGTAGAGGCTATATGTAAGATTTTATCCATATTACTTCTCTACTTTACTTGCCACTTTAGGGGCGGGTTTAAAAGCGTCCTTAAAAGTAGCTTTAGGGACAGGTTTAGCGATAGGTTCAGGAGCACGTTTAGCCTCTTGAATACTAGCCGACTGTGCGACTAAAGCTGTTAATGACTCGTCCTCTTTAAGATACGATAACATTTTAGCGTAGCTGCCAAAAATTCTTTTAACTGAACTTCCTAGGACAGGCTGCTCTTTTGCTAACGCTGTGTATTCTTCACTCGTTAAAAACTTTCCTTTTTGTATAAATAAAAGTCCCAGTTTTTTCTTCATCTTCTTTCTTTTAATTTTCATAGTTATTCTTCCTCTTCTGCGGGCCTTCCGCCTTGGTCTGGATTAGTTGCGGAGCCTGCTATATTTGCAGGAATGCGTATGTCTTGTGTATTATCAATTTCGTCAAAACCAAGACGCTCTCTAGCTTCTGCTGCAGTAATAATTCCACCATTTACTAGTGAGGTGTAATATGCTGATTGATCTCTTAGCTCTGGCTGTAAAGCAGGAATATCAGTTGTATCTTCTTTTATCTCGAACCCAAAAAATCTTTCTAAAGCATAGTTAATTTTTCGATTGATAGGAAGTATAGTTTCCAAGTAGTACATTCGCATATTTGGGCGAATGTTAGCATTATTACCAGAGTCTAACATGAGGTACGGAATACCAAGTGCTTTAACTATGATCTTTTCGTTCTCTAAGATTGAGTTTTGAAAATCTAGGTCTTTGAAGTTTACATTCGTAAGGTCATCTACTTCTATGCCGCCATCTAAAATTAAAGGTCTTCGACCTCCAGTATTAGGATTATATCTAGCAGACCAGGATTGTATCATTCTTTCTTTAATCTTTTCTGATAGAGTGTTAGGTGATTTTAGTACTAAACCTGGCACAGCTCCATTGTTGAAAAAGTTATCTTGAAAGTTACGCATAGATTTAATAATTTTCATTGTACGTACTGCAGGCTTTAAACGAGAAACACCACGATACATACTATGAAAAGAATTCTCTTTTATATGTATGATTTCGTTTGGAGAATAATCTACTTCGTTATAGGTAAACCTATTGATATAAGTTTTTGGGTCGCTATGTATAGTAACTTTGTCTGCAGGAATATGATATAAATGTACACCATCAAAGTACATAAAAATATTGCCATCTAGTAAGTAATCTGTTATACACTGTCTTTTGAAGGTACTAACATCTTGATATAAATTTGGCTCTAGATTAAGTAGTAAGTCTACCTTGGCGCGTTTTATATTTTTTGCAACACTTTTAGCTTTGGTAGGGCCTCCAACACGTACAGGAATCTCTGCAACGTCATCTACAATCATATTTACGCCACGATTTACTATCTCTAGTTCTTCGTAGTATCTTTCGTAGCTACCATGATCTTCTCTACTAGAAGTTGTTTCTTGGAGGTATTGCTGGACAGGATTGAGCTTATAATGCATATCATCATTATCTGCTGCTTTATTCCCTAGGATATTGTCATACCAAGCCATGTTTTTCTCTTTGAATTTTTACCCAACGGTCCTGCTTAGAGGCAGTGCTTAAAAGTGGGTCTTTGCCATATATAGAGTGTAATTGCAAATGATGCTTATGACACAACGTGGCGGTATATTCATACAGCTCTGCGTCATGTTCGTCAATAAATTCTTCTCGCCATTCTAATACGAGGTATGGCTCTAGCTTTTCTTGCTTGACCCATTTATCTAATAATCGAGTTAGGCTGTAAAAATGGTGGAAGTCAAGCTTTACGGTATCACCGCAAATCTCGCACTCACATCCTTTCTTGTATTTCGACTTCGCTTTATCTCGAATGTATTTTACTAAATCTCTTTTCAGTTCCATTTTCTTATCCAAAATTATAACCAGTTTGACATTTATTGTCAAACACTATTTTTCCTACCTACATTAAAACGTTCCACCACCGGTTTGAAATGAGTATAAAGCATAGCGAAGTGCATCCGCCATGTGCGATGCCATATTGTGTTTGGGTTTTTCTCTAACAAGGTTGGGATTATTGTCCCATTGATATGCGTCTAGACAAGCTAGAGTTTGTGTGCATGCTTGATCTACAAATAAGGTGTCGTTATCAACTATAGCTGCTACATGTGCAATTCCATCTAGAACCGACTTCTTGGCATTTATAGTGCTAATATCATAATTTTGTGCTAAATCAAATCTGGTCTGTGCAGCAGCGGAATCTATATAAATATAGTCTATATCCCACTTATCTATAAGCCTTTGTATCTCTATTGCGTGCTGTTCGGTAGTGCGCTCAGAATTAAAATATTCATCTAGTAGATGGAATGTCTCCTTATCCCAATCATACGCAATTACACAAAATGCAGTAGGATCTCTATATCCCACATCTAGTCCTGCAAAGACGTCCATACCTCTAGGTTCAAACTTATCATAGTTCTGTGTCTGAGTTTCAAAGTTAAAGCTCCATACCTGACCTTCATAAGTATTGAAGTCAGCCTCATACTCTTGCTTAAATTCTGCTTCTGACATTGACTTACGAGCCTCTAAAATATCAGATTCTGACATTCTAGGGTTGTCTTTGTAGGTTGCCTTGATTGAACACCACTCAGGAAACTCGTCACTGTATCCTCTATAGTAGAACTCTGAGAACCAGTTATTTCTACCACGAGGAGTGGATACGAATATTGCCTTGGAATTAGGCTTATCAAGAGTCGGACGTAGTGCTACGTTGAAAGCATCTCTACCGTCAGACAATGCTGCTTCATCAAATATGATGAGGTCATAGCTTCGTCCAACACAGGAATCGACCTGATTGACAGAACCCATGCGAACATTAGACCCATTAGAAAGAGTAATAACTTTATCTTTTGCATTGTCTTTTGTGACCTCTAGATCAAAGTGCTTTATGAGACCCCGTTGTAGATCGAAAGAAATCTGAGACAAAGAGTAGTTTGGTGACATAATTAACACGTTGCAGTTTGGTATAAGAGTAACTAATTGACCAATAATATTAGCAATATACGTCTTGCCTTGCCTACGTGAAAGTGCTGCTACTATGAAGCGGTACTTAGGGTTGTTAACCGCATTGATCATAGCTACTTGCGACTCTAGGGGAGTTAGGCTTAGCATATCTAGATAAGGCTCTACCGGTACTTTTAGAAAGCGATCGGTAGAGCTTATATCCATTATTTCAGTACTAATTATATCTTTTCTGCTTACTTCAACTGCCATTTTTATTTACCTTTTGTTACGTTTTTTAGCTCTTTTGAAAGCTGCATGTGTGCTTCCTGCCATATAGACTTTAGTCTTTCCTTTGCCATGAGAGTGAATGGCTCGTAGTCCAATGCGTTTTGCTGCTTTTCGTGCAGCTCGTTTAGTTTTATACCTCATTTCTTTTTCTTCCTACGCAAGTCATTATCTTGTGGATGACCTCTTCGAATAAACGAGTTTACTCTACCCATTGCCCAAGATGCCATGCTTGTACCCGGTCTAGAGCCTGAAGTTAGATATGCTCCTTGTCCTCTACGGTAGACTTTTGTTAGCATACCATAAGTAACACTTTTCTTGTTCTTTGCTTTTTTTCGCAAAGTAGCCCTAGTAGCGGCGCTTAGTGGTTTTCTTTTTCGCGCGGGTGCTTTTCTTTTTGGCGCTGCTTTTTTTCTTTTTGACGGGGTTTTTCTTTTTCTTACGGCCAAGTTCCACTCTCCTTTTAATTAACGAACGGGGTATAGTTTTTCCCTCTTTCGCTAGCTTTGCTATTCTCTTAATTAGCGTGGATAGTTCGGTACGTTTTGAACCAGAAGTACCAGATAAATATTTCTTTGGTACTCCTGATTTTTTATCTTTAGCTACAGCTCTTACCATTTTACTTTATCCGCCCAATATGCTGCAGACATCTTGCCTTTAGCAATATTCTTCGCGTGACGTGCTTTAAACGAACGACGCTTTGCTTTCATTGCTGCTGACTCTCCTGCTTTAGGGGCTCCGGCAGTTTTAGCTCCTTGTTGTCCAAAACGAATAGTCTTAATTTTACTACCAACCTTTGCTACAACAATGTGAGATTTCTTTGCGTGGCCTGGTGTGCGTTTAGGCTTATTGTACCCAGAAACTTTCGCGCGCTTTAAGCGAGAGTCTTTTTTACGGGCTTTACGTTTAGTAGCCACGTTTTTTCTTCCCTTTTTTCTTTTTCCTCTTTTTACCTGAATGATAAGGCATATTATCCTCCTAACGGGCTTGACGCCGCGTCTAGACCTTTCCAAAGATCATCTACTTCTCTCTTAAATGTTTTTACGTCCTTTTCAAAATCCTGTACATCTTCTAAACCTTCTTCTACTTTATCTTCTAAGATTAAGAAGTCTTTTTCTAGTTGATTAACTTTATCTGTTGAGGCAGAGGCATCATCTAGTACTTCCTGTTGTCTATCACCTATATTTTTCAAAGTTACTCCTAGCTCTGCTAGTTTGCCTTGTAGGTGTGCAACATTATTGTCATCTAGTTGAGTCCTTACAGTTGCAAGATCTTGTTCTATCTCCGATAAATCAGGTATTACTATAGAGCCTAAATCGTCTTCTATAGTGGCTACTCGAGAGAAGAACTCAGAAGCTGCCCAAATGCCCCCACCTATTGTAGTTGCAAAACTAAGCATAATTGCTATGTATACACCCTTGAATGTGGTTCCACCAATTGTTAATTCTGTATTCTCTAAACTCATGGAAGTTCTCCCATTTCAGGAGTGGGACCACCATAGAAGTCTCCTGCTATCGGTCCTCCTAAGTATTCTTGTGGGTCTCTTTTTGTATCATAGCCTAGTAAAGAGGTTGTGTCCCCATACTGGAAGTACCCACTAATCATTATATCGGTATGATCTAGATACACATTGAGATGGTCGTCGTATGCACCATAGAATGCAGTTGAGCGAGTTAGGTTAGAAAAGCTATCTAGAGCTATAGTATCGGTTGTTGATAGTATTGATACATCAACCGATGCATTTTTAAACACTGCGGCACTCTGAGAGAATGTTTCAATCTTTTCAATGGATTCATTGAAAACAGCTACAGTCTGCATGTCTACTTCTACGTCACTAGAACGTATGAAGTTTTGCATATCTACTTTCTCTTCGTCTGTAGTGGCATTTGCAGCTATCTCTACGACGGCTGCTACTTTAGATATTTCCGTGGCAGCATCTGCAAACACTTCTATAGTCGCGCCTAGTGCTTCCATGGAATCTTCGAATTGGTCTTCGTAAAAATCTGCTGCTGTATAGTAGTTAGCATTTACTACATCTATAAGAGCCTGGTTGTACGTTGAAACCTCTAACATNTTTATNTGCGCAGCTGTATATGTTCCAGGCACCAATATGTTACCTGCTAGTGCTGCTTGTGTCGCATCTTGTGCTTGCTGCCTTGCTATAGATACTTGGGTATTTATATAGTTTGAACTCGATATTAAATTATCAATCTCGCTCTGGGACTGTGCTAGTCCTGAAGCGCTCGCTAATGCTGCGAGTATCACCAACTTCTTGGTTTTCATCTTGCTTCTCCCCTCGGCCCAATACTAGGTCGTAGTATTCTTTACGTTCCTTGTAGTTAGGAACGAAAATTTCGGGCTGTCTTCGCATAGTAATAAATGCGGCTTTTCCTACAACGAGCTTTCCGTTGATTGACAATGGGCAGGGAGTCCCACTAGAGAACATCGCCTCCCATACTTCGTCACTTTGGCACATTCTTGCTATTGCAGCAATTGTCATACCAAGTCCTTTTAAAACAATTGTATCCTTTCTACGATTACACTCGCCGTCTTGAACGTATTTACCCTTGCTAAAACCTATTACCTGAGACTGAACTCCAGCCGATAAAGATTTAAGACAACTATCCTGTCCAGTGGACATTAAAGAAGGCGCAGTAGCAGTGGAGACAGGTATTTGACTAGACGCCCCTGCTCCATTGTACTGATTTGTGTTGCTCTCCGAAGTATTATTACTATCTACGGTAGCGCCCTGGTAATTATTGTTTAGATCACCTTCTTGAGTAGAAGAATTATCACTATTCTCCTGCGAGTAAGAGAGTGAACTAAAGCACAGTAATAAAACAAATGCTTTGTTCATATGAACCTCTTATGCTGATGCTACTAATAATTCTACGTCTACATCGGCGCTGCCGAATGCTTGTGCTTTTACAGATACGATAGCTGCAGAACCTGCTGCATATGTACCATCGTTGTCTCCAGATAAATCAGTACCTGAAGTAGCTTCTACCATCAATGAATCTTCGTGACCATTGATAATGTAGCTACAGCCTGCATTTAATTTATATAAAACCTCATGTCCAGCTTCGTTTTCAATAAAAAGACTAAGTGCATTAGTAGTGTCAGTATTTGTGATACGCACATATTTTATGTCTGCAGGGGCAAAAGCAGAACCGCCTTCTGTAGTACTTACGGTATATAAGCTAGTGATAGCTGAGCCATGTGGTACTACGATTGTACGTGTTAGTAAGTCTTTAACTGATGCGTGCGTCTTAATTACGGTATTTCCGTAAGTTTGTCCGTTTAAAGTAATAGTCTCACTTACGGTTGTTGTAAGAGTTGCGGCTGTAATTGCCATTATTTGTCTCCAAGGTCCTCGGCTGAATAAGCCGGTAATTTAATATTTGATGTGTTAATTTTATAAGGTACGCCGCTTACTGCAACTTGAGGTTCAGTACCGCCAGCATCTATTGCCTCTTGTAGAGTATTAAACTTGCAATCTCTACCTTCTTTATTCTTGAAAATGAATCTTCCACGTTTTTCATAAATAATCATATAATTTTTCCTGATAACACTGTGACGAGTAGGGAAGCTAGGAAAAAGATCAACCCACCCCCTA